ATCGTACCACCATAATTACCAATACCAAAACCATAACCATATGTCTGTGCTGCAGGACCCACAGTCTCATAGACTTTTACGGTCATGCTACCACCTGTTGATACGACGGCACTTGCCTGATTTAGAGAATCGATTGTAAAAGTTGTAGGTGTTGGAACTGTTAATACCTGAAATAATTTGTCCTCAAAATCACTCGCATTTAATCCTGTACCACTTGGTAGGGTGACAGATGATAATTCAACAATATCTCCAACAGCTAGATCGTGATCGCTTGTTGTTGTGATTGTACAGGTCTTAACTGATGTGCTATTTGTTGCTAATGTTGAGCTTGTCAGAGTATCAACGACTCCAGCATTATTACATCTAAAAGGTGTGATATCAAAAAGCTGTCCCTCAAAATATAAAAGTAAAAATTTATCTGTACCAAGGGCTACATATCTATTACCCTCAGTATCAACAAAAGCGTGTTGTTTTCGAGCAACACCAACAATGGAATCAGATAATAACGATTGCCAACCACCAACCTTTTCTGGCAGACCATATCTAAATCTCACATTATCAGAATCAAC